ATGGACTGATTCTGGTTCGCCCGGACGTTGAAACGGACCAACATCTTGCCGAGCAACGGGACCATGAACGGGGTCTCGATGTCGGCAAAGATGCGACGGGACAAGATTGTGGCTTCGCCATTCAATCGGGGTGCTTTGGCTTTCAGCACCATCTTAAATTCAGCCACAGTAGCCACCCAAGCGGTCAGGCTCAGGCGCTTATTGAGTGCTGCGAGGATGTCGTCGCCGAGGATCAGGGCTTTGCCCCTCCTGCGCTGTCTGCGACAAGTAACTGCAAACATGGTGGCGTTGTAACACGAGTTGCGGAACGTCGTGTTAGTAGTGCCTGTTGCCAGTTGGTACATCAACTCGACTCTCAAGCCGAATTCAAAATTGGTCAAGGTGTACTTCTCTAGGTCGAAGAGGAGTTGCCTGAACCAGGGCGGGAAGTTAAGCTTCTCTAGCCATAGATCGATGATGGAAGCAACGCGCTTCCGCTGCTCTCGATCGTTCCTGCTGAAATCGCCTTCAACGATTTCGGGGAAGCGGTCATCTTTGATGAACGCTGCGGTGGCAATGTCGTCTGCTTTGTAACAGAGCATCACCTCCACATCACCTAAAGTGACGGGCTTCCCTCCAGGAGCGACGTGGCTGAAAAGATCGACTAATCTTTCCATAGCCACCATCTGCGCGGGTCCTGTCACCGCATTGAACGAGTCCGAGCCGGCGTAAATGATACGTCCGGCAGCCGATTTGTCGAATCTTTTACCGTTCAGCGCTTCGATTTTCACGCTTCCCGATTTAGATCGCAGATCTTTGAGGGTGGCTTTGTCGACATCAGACCAAGCGAGCTCCATGCGGGCCCTCTTGTTGGTGTCGAACTTTGCGAGCCACCGCTCGCGGTCCAGTTCGTTCTCTTCCCAAGCGTCGAACAAGTTGGGAAGCGCGTTAATTAACGAACGCGCTTCCTCGAAGACTGCGGGGTCGACGTCATCCTCGGGCCCAGCTTGTATGAAGTTCGACCGCTTGTTGACGGCGGCCGCATACGAAACTGGGTCGTTGGAAGTGACGATCGGCACGCAATCAGAGTGCACTGGGCCCAATTGGTTAATCGGGTTGCGCAGCGCCTCCATGTCCGGGGCGTCTCGGTCAGAGAAGGTGACAGGCACCGTCCACTCAATCTCCCTCTCTTGGACGAGGGTCAGGCGGCCGTCAAGTTCGAACACCGAAGAGTCAAAACCATCTGGCAGCGAGATGTTGATTGGGGGGGCAGGCTGGGCCCGCGCCGCCAGGTTGGTCGCATTGCGGTTAACAACGCAACGGGCCTGGTGGCGCGTAGGCATGTCTGGGGG